AAGGGCAAAGCCTTTTATACCTTCCAGCCAGGGGATCTTAATCTTCCTTCGGGAGTCACTACGTCAACGGCTACAGCAGACGTAGTATCAGAAAATCTAGATGGTCAGCTTTTAACAACTGACATTCCCTTCAAATTCTCCGTCAGAGTGAGGACATAAAATGCCCTCATTTTCTTTTTTCATCCCTTCTAACAACGTAGCTGCAAATGTAGTTGATGGGGAATTAAATAATCTAACAAATCCTGTAACCTTTTCTCTCCTGGCCGGACAAGGAGCGTTGATTACCGGCGGGGCTCCTTTTCGTCTTACCATTTGGGACGATCAAACCTACTCCAGTCCTGACCAAGATCCCACCAAAGAAATAATTCATGTTCCGACGCTGAGTGGGGATACCTGCGTAAATGCCATTCGCGGCCAGGAGGGTACGACAAACCAAATTCACCCCGGCTCACCAGCCGCTGATTTGTTATTCACAGCCCAAGCTGAGATTGATTTACAGACTGCGATAAATATTCTTGGCGGTCTGGTAGTTCTCTGGGCATCTAACGTAAATGCAGGTGGATTTAATCTCATCAATCTTGCCACTCCGATTGACGATAATGACGCAGCTAACAAAGTTTATGTAGATACGCATATTCCTACTGCCTTAACATGGTCAGGTGACGAGCCGCAGGGACAGATGACCTTAACCACAGCAACCACTACTTTGGATAATACTCCTGTAGTCGGTCAACCATTTACAGCTTTCGTAGGTGGACA